CAGCACCTAAGGCAGCAGCAATATTGCCTGGGATAGTTTTACCAGCAGAAGCCTGGTTTTCTACACTCATTGAACTTGCACCGTTTGCTACAGCGTTAGCTATAGCCTGAGCTATTGCCGTTTTTACAATAGTACCAGCTATCTGCCTCATTGCTTCATTGCCGTCTATAGTGCCAGCAATAAGCTGCGCAAATGTGTTGCCTATTTGGTCTCCTAGTGCAGACATAGCCTGACTTGTTTGGTTTGTTGTATTAGTAAACTCTGTTTGAGCTACCTCTACATCATTTAAAAACCCTAGTAGCTGGTCTGTAGTTTGTAAAGTAAAGCCTTCTACATCCTGGCTCATGGCTTCAAACGTAGGCCCAGACATGCCCTGTAATTCGTTTAGCTTATTTTTTATTTGCTCTAGCCCTCCTGCTGCTTCTACACTATGGTCATAGAAGTCGTTTAAAAAACCTAGTAGCTGAGGGGTTTCAAATAATGTAAATGCCTGGCCAGCTAATTCAACCTCATGGCCTAGCTCCTTAACAGCCGTTTTAGCTGTGACTAGAGTTGTTGTGCCCTCTTCTACTTTTGTATCTAAATTTATTAGAGTCTGCTCTAAACCTGCAATCCTGTCTTTAGCTTCCTGTACATCTTCACCAAACTTAAGAAACTGTCCGCCTCTTCTAGACATAGCGCCGACTCCAACCTCTCCGCCGCCGCCTGCTCTCATTTGTCTCTCTGCTGCTCTCTGCGCAATCTCTAGCTTTACCTTCTCTTCTCTGAGTAATCTTATCTCAGTATTGATAGCTACCCTTCGAGCCTCTTCATCTAATTCTCCTAGGCTTTTTACAAAGTCTTTATTTTTCTGTACAGCGTCATTAGTGTTATTACCAAATAATAGAACTGCTCCAGCTACAGCAGTAAGCCCAGCCACTACAAGCCCCACAGGAGAAGCAAGCCATGCCGTATTAAAACCTACAACTGCTGCTTTTGCTAAATTAAATCCTGCTGCTATTTGTGGCAATACATATAACAGAGGCCCTACTACTGTTGCTATACCACCAACTACTAAAATAAAGTTTTTAGTATCTCCGCTAAGGTTCGTAAAACCTTTTGCTAGGTTAGTAACTCCAGCTATCATTCTAGTAATCACTGGTAGCACGTCCTGCATTAAATCTGCACCAGCTAATTTTAAAGCGTCTAAGGCTGTACTAAATTGACCCGAAGCTGTTTGGCTTAGGCGCTCCATAGCTCCCTGTGCAAAACCTCCCTCTTCTGCAAAGCCGGCTAGCGCTTCATTAAACTGCTCTACACTTACAGCCCCAGCCCCTAGCTCGCTAGGTAGTAAACCAGTTGCATCTGCTAAGGCCTCAAATATAGGAATGCCTCTCTCAACTAATTGGTTTAAACTCTCTAGCTCTACTTTGCCTTTAGCATTTACCTTGGCAAAAATAGCGGCAAGGTCTTCTATCCTATGCCCACCAGTTGCAGCAATATCTCCTAGGAATTGCAGTTGGTTATTTACTTCGCTTATATTACTACCAGAGGCTAATAGCTTTTTAGCAGCATCTGCTACACCTTCAATTTGGAACGGCGTTTCAGCAGTAAACTTATTTAGCTGCTCCATCATTTTAGCAGCCTGTTCAGCTCCGCCAGTTAATGAGATGAAGCTAGTCTCTAAGCGCTCAAGGTCGGCAGCGCTTTTTAAAGCAGCAGCACCCACGGCAGCTAGTGGTAGGCTTACGTTTCTACTAAGGTCTCTACCTAAAGACTTAAAATTAGAGCCTAACTTTTTAAACTCTCTACGAGCTTTGCCCAAGTCTTTATTAAGCTGCTTTGTGTTTAAGCCTATGCCTACTACTAAATCCGCTAACTTTGCCATCTATCTATTTCTTTTAGCTAAACTATCTAATAAAGCAAAACCACTAGGGCCTAGTTTCTTGCTTTGTTCTCTCTCTTTCTCTTCCCAAGGGAATACAGCTAAATCAATTGGTTTAATCTTGCTGCCTCTCTTAGTGTGTACGTTTAAAAGTAAAGCTGTCTGCCATCTAGTGCGCTCCCAGTTTGAGCGCTCCTGCGCTTCTATGGATTCACGCTTGCCTTTAACAGCATTGCTAAACTCTCTAAAAGTCATGTAGTAGAGAGGGCCTGGGGTTAGCCCTAATAGACCTAGCCCCAGCTCCTCTACCCTACTCCACGTTAAAGGGTCACCCCCTTCTTCTTCGCTTTTTTTTTCTCTTCTTGTTTACCTCCCATCGCCTCAGTCATGGCCTCAACTAATATCGGTAAATCCGTTACCTCTATTTTGCTTAACCACTTGTCCACATCCATAGTAAACCTCATCCCGTTATGCTCACAGCCCTCTTCGACAAAGTAAAAAATAAGTTCAGGGATAAGAGTTACATCTGAGGCATCTACCTCGGCAACCTTTACACCTGTGTTTTTTTCAAACTTTCTCCAAGCTCTCATGCTAGCTCGCATAGGGTACGTTACGTTTCCTACAGTTATATCCATGAGTTTATGAAATAGTTTCTCTTACGATAGTTTCTACAATCTGTACTGAACAAGTAAATGAAGCATTATCTTCAGTACCTCCAGTAAGCTCTAAGCTATCAATGTAACCCTTCACCTGGTAACGAAAATCTCCTGCATTTTCAGAAGCAGCTTGACCTATTACATGAGTGAAACGGAAGTCACACTTAGTTTTGTTAAGCTGAAAACCACTTAAAGCCTCGTAGCCTGTGCCAGCCGCTGAGTCAGTTGCGTACAAAGATGTGAAGTTCATAGTTGCTGATATCATGCCTGGTAATAAAGCTCTATAGCCAGCGTTAGCTTTAACTGTCGAGTCCTTCATTTCAGTAGATACAGAGATAGAGCAATCTGTAATATTGTCTACTATTAACTCTGTTCCGCCTTCCGCTGCGACCATGATTCGCAGGTCGGAGCCGTTGATTATTCCTGTTGTTTGTGCCATTTTATTTTATTTTTTCTTTTTGTTTCGCTTGTCACCCCCGACTAGCATTGTAATTAAAGTGTCTAGCCATCCAAAGACCTTGACAGCAGGTGCATCAGAAGGCATTAATGAGAAGATTGCTCTGAGAGCAACCATAAGAGCTACTAAAATAGCTTCCCAGTTTTCTAGTATAAAATCCATTTATGTATTATTTATTCTTATTTTATAATCTTGTATACAGACCCATGTAGAGCGCTCTGGATTTACATCCATTACCTCGTTTAGGTAATTTATAGACTGTATTTTTACACTTGAAAACGTGCCGTTTTTTCTATCTAGTGCAGCCCTAACTTCTACTCCTAGCTCTACAGCATCAGAGTATGTGCTATGAAAGCAGTAAAGCTCTACGTTAGCCTCATCTACTTCACCATTATCTTCTTTAGTGTTTGATGGGCTATTGCTTACAATAGAGTAAACTACATAAGGAAAGTCTATGTGCTGAGGCGCTATCTCTGGATAAATTTTATTGCCTACTATATCAAACACCTCGGAAGTGTTAGCCAAAATATTTCTTACTGCTCTACCTACTATCATTATGCTGCTTTAATATATCTCGCAAACTCTTTTCTGTATAAAATTAATTGCAGTTTTCTCATCCTTGAATTTGTAGCCTTTAAACCTCTGCTAAATACGCCTGTATTTTGTGTACGGTGTTTGCCTCCAAACCTAGGCCCAAAATCTCCCTTCTCTACTATGTGAGCATAAAAGCCGTCAGCAGACCTTTTTGTTTTTCTACGGCCTATGCTATTAGTCCTTGGCCCAGCTATTACATTGTTTCTGCTTTTATCTGGCATCCATGTACCGGCAGAGCGTTTTAGCTGTCCAGGCGTTATCTTTTTACCTCTAAAAATAATAGGCTTGTGATAGTCCTTAATATTTGTTTTTAGATTAGAAGCATAAACATCACCTACCTTATGTCCTATATTTTGGAGCTTTTTACTGTCTTTGTCAGTCCACTTAGCAATCTTATCAATCTTTCTAAATAGCTCGTTTAAACCCTTTATTGAAACTGCTTCGCTCATTAGTCAAGTAATTCTGTAATTAAACGAATACGGTCTTGCCTGCCTACTTCATGCACTCCTAGAATATTATAGTACTTATTGTCGTACTTAACTCTGTGATGTGGTTTGATAGTTTTAGTAGTAGAGCTATAGCGAATAATGAAAACTACACTGTTTACGCTTACCATCTGCTCCGAGCTATTTTTTTCTGTAGCAGTAGGCTTGCGCTCTATTTGAGCCCACACCTCATCTAAATCAGTCCACACCTCTAGCAACTCACCATACAGATTAGTGTTAGTTGTGTAGCTCTGGATTTTTATCCTTCTATCTAAACCTCCTATGTTCATTTATTAGATATGATTCTATAAGGGTTTAGTAAAGCAGCTACACCTAAAGGCATTTCTGCTGTAATTGTACCAGTTATTACTGCTCTTCTGTTTTCGTAGTAGTGAGCTACTAGCATTTTAACGGCATGCAGAATAGGGTCTGCTGGCGTTTCTCCTATTGTACCTGAGATAGTTACTGTATTAAAGTCATCATCGTAGGTATCTGGTGGGCTATCAAAATGAATACGCCCAGGCTCCCGCTTGGTGTCGTACCAATATTTTGAAGTAGCTAAAGTTTGCGTAGCATTTGCCACGTCTTTATATGTTACACCTGTTATAGTGTTTATTGGGCCTGTAGAAAACTCACAGTTATAAAAGTCATCTAGGCTAAGAGTGAAAGCAGAATCTACAAAATGCCTATTAGTGTAATCCTGGCAATGTTGTACAGCAGCATTTATTAAAGCTTCTATAGTAGTATCCTCATCGCTATGGTCAACACGCAAAAATTCCTTTGCTACAGATAATGCTAAAAGGTCTGTACCTGTAGGCTGTGTAGTTATTTCTAGTTTCATCTATTTAGTATAAAAAAAGGGCGGGCGCTAAACCCGCCCCCTTTAATTTATCTTCTAACTATTACGCTATGAAGTTCTTGATACGAGCTAGAGCGCCAGCTTGGCGTACGTCTGCATCGTAGAACTTGTTTACGTGAAGAGCAATCTGAGCTGTTCCTGCATTGCTGTAAGGGTCAACTAAGATATCAACACCTCCAAAGTAAGCTAGTACCATTCCTTTAGCGAAATCTCCAAAACAGAAATCTCCCTGGTCTGTAGCACTATCTACTAGGTTAGGTGTGAAGTGTGTTGCAAACCCATCTACTTTGTTATCATTAACTAAAGCTCTGATAGATGCTACTGCTGCCTCACCTTTTAAGATGCTCATAGCTGAAGGAGAAAGTACAAACTGTCCATTTGCTAAATCTCCTCCTGCTGCTAGTACTGCCTTCTCTGCTGCAAAGATGTGAGCTGCTGTAATTGAACCTCCTGTAAGGTTGCCCTGGTACCCTGCTCCAGCTACTGCCTTAGCGAAAACATCTTTGTCAATAGTCTCGTTAATACCTGCTGCTAGCTCTGAAGCAATCATAGAATCAATACCAGCACCTCCCTGTAGGATTAACTGCTTAGAGAACTTAGTCTTATTAGCTACACGAGTTGGAGAAAGTGTAAGCTCGTCAAGCTCCATTGTAGAATCTGCGTCTGCACTTACCTCAGTTTCTGCTGTACCTACTGCTTTATTAGATACTCTAGGGAACTTTAGGTTTCCTGTAGCGTTATTGATAGTAGTAACGCCTACTCTCTCAGCCATAGTTGGCGCACGTAGTGCCTCAATAAGACCTGGAACTGTAGTAGCTACATAACCAGAGCCATCACCAGAACCAGCTTGGAAATCATCAGCACCACCAGCACGATATAAAGCGCTCGATGGAATTCCGATTTGGCCGCTCATCTGTAGACCTCTTGAGCCATACTCTTTAGCTACCTCTTGTGCCCACTCTGCCTCTGCACCTTCTAGCGACTTTCCAAAGCTAGCAGCCTGGATAGCACGAGATAATGAGAAGTTACGGTTAACTTTCTCGATTTCTTTTGCCTCTGATACACCCATACCACTCATTGATGCAGTACGTGCAATCATATCTTCATGCGCTTTTCTGCGCTTCATTTTGTTATCTAGGCGCTCAATTTCTCCTTCAAGATAGTCGGCTCTAGTTTCCTCTTCATTTGTCAGCTCACGGCCTTCACTCTCAGCATTCTCTATCATAGATACATGCTCATTGTAGAATTTACCACGAAGCTCGTTTAACTCTTTCAAGTTCATTTTACTTCTTTTTTTAGTTGTTTTTTTAACTTCTTTATTTTCTTCGCTTGTAGTATTTTCTACAGCGTTATCTATTTGCTCTGGCTCAGTCTCTTCATTTCTAGCTACTAAACCATGAGTATCTTTGTAAGCTGGGTAGGTTACAGGGCTAACGTCTAATAACGTTGCTACCTTATCTACACTTCTTACTGTTCTGTTTTCATTCCAGCTCTGCTCTGCAATTGTAAAGGCAAAAGAGCTTTGTGAAATATCTCCACGCTTTACGCTCTCATATAAATCTTTTGCGTACTGCTGCTCTCCTAGGTGTACTCTGTACTTTAGGCCAGTATCATCTAGCTCTAGCTCTAGGGTGCCTGCTCCTGACCTGCCGAGAATAAAATCTGGATTGTGGTTCAATAAAGCCCTGACATCATTTTGCATAACATCATCAAAAGCTCCTCGGCTTATGGTTTCTTTAAAAGGGCCTATGTTAGTTTCATTGTCGTACAATGCTGCATAGCCTTCAATAATCATATCATCGCTATCGCTCCTAGCCTCAATCGTGCTAGTGCTTACAGAATAATGAGCACGAGTTTCTAGCTCCTCTCTATTCTCCTGGCTCTCCTGGGGTGTCGTTTTCTCTTCCTCCATTGTTGTTGTTGTTTGATACTGCATCGCTGTAATCTTCTATTTTGTTTAGGGCTATTTGATTCACTTGTACTAAATGAACATCACCGCCATCTATAG